CGACGAGCTAATATCCTTTTGTAATTTTTTTAATTTTCTCAATGTATATAAATGACAAAGATCGCTAACCTATTCGGATCAGTCAGTGGCCCAATTGAAAAACTTCTCCAACCCCCATCCTTAATTTTTTCGGTTATTGTACTTTACCAAGGTTTGTTCTCTGGTAATGCCGTCCAGATCCCACAACGTTTAAAAGTTCTGTTCGATAACCAAATTTTCCGTTTCATTTCTCTATTTCTAATCACCTTAACGGCATCCAGGGATGTTGAGTACGCCATTTTATCCACCATAATTTTCGTTGCAGTTCTATACGCGTTAAAAACGCCCGCTGAGCGTGAGAAGACTGGACTCATTTAAATTGTGTGTTAAAAGTAGAATGAAGATTCATATTGTAGGATCTGGGCCTACCGGTATGTCCCTAGCTTGGGAGTTTCTCAGGGAAGGTGAACATGAAATAACAATTTACGATAGAAAGATTTCAGCAGGTGGATCTTGGTGGGAACCGGATACAGAGACTCGTGATTTACACGCACATCGTGTAGTGTTTGATCGCGCATTCGTAAATACGAGATCACTGTTTGAAGAGATGGGTATCAAATGGGGTGATATTTTCGTACCCAAAAGTGGCGTCGGTACCTCACGGTATGTCTTGAAGACACTCGGGTTTAGAGACTATATAACCCTCTCATCCCTCCTATTTAATGTTTTTAAAGACCCTGAAAAATACAAATCTATTTCTCTCAAAGATGCAGTTGGAACTCTTTCAGAGAGTGGTAAAACAACACTAGAACATCTACCCCTCATAATGGATGGTGTCACTTGGGGTGTAATGTCAGCATTCGAGTTTGTAAATAATTTAGATCATGTTGGTTTGTCTAAACTCTACACTCAGAAAACTTCAGGTAAGGGTATGTGTGACTCAATGGAAACTGCACTATTAGAGAGGGGTGTTAATTTTTTATTTGGGGTTGAGTTGGATTCTGTAGAATATCGTGAAGATGGATACTCCGCCAAACTCAGTAATGATACGTTCATAAATGATGGTATGTTGTTTTTGTGTGTAGATAATAGCCCAGCTCTCAAACTTTTGGGTGATAACTGGGGTCCGGATGCGGAAAAGAAGGTTCGTTACAGTACGTATGGTGCCTTGAACGTGATTCTTGATTATGAAAAACCAATATATTTGAAGTCTGATCTAGAAATTGCTTGTACAACGGAATGGAATCTACAACCAGTGGTCCTAGAGGATGGTAAGACTGTATCTTGTGTGATATGTGATATTACACCCGAGCTCATGAACACAGATCCAAATATTCTTATACGTGGGGTTATAGACCAATTGAAGGTACCTGAACCAAAAACATCTAGGATTGGGTGGGGTTCTGAATGGAATGGTGAAAAGTGGGAATTTTCACAATCCTCGGGGGTGTTGGGACTCCAGGGACAACTCCCATTTTTTGGTAAATGTCCCAAAGTTGCAATGTGTGGTATGATGTCTCCTAGAAATACACCCTATTCGAGCATCGAGGCATCAGTAGAAGTATCACGAAGCCTAAGTCACCAATTATTTGGGACAAGAAAACCATTCAAACCATTCCTCGTCTCGAGGGTTTCACTATTCCTGATTATAGTACTTATAGTTTTGGTCTTAGTGTACTTTAATAGAAAGAAATGAAGTTTGTAGCTAAAGTGTATGAACCCATGTACGAGTTCAATAGTAAAAAATATATTCGTTTTATAATTCCTCCCAACGTATCTGGAATTATAGAACGAATGCATGCAAATAAATTCCATCTTCTCACGAATCAAAATATTAATAATCCCCTCGATGATACGATTCTCACGGTAAAGGTACCATTCCGTTATAGGAGAGTGATGTGTAAGGTTGAGGGACGCCCTATACAGTCTCTAATAAAGGGTGATGAAGTTGAAATTGAGGTTGATTTCAAGGGTGTTTGGAATGTGGAGAATCACTCAGGGTTTTCTTGGGTCCTCTCTTCCTCGATATTTTCAAGTCCTTGAGGGTCGAAGTCTCTTAATATAAAGAGTAGGCATTTACTCATTTAAAGTTTCACATCTTTAAATAAGTAGATATGACAGTTCTCACCCGAACTGGGTACCTCGTAGACGCGGGACCAATACAGGAAATTAAAAAGGAGCTTACCGTAAGACCTATCGTAAATGGTGATTATGGGTTTCCTCCACCACCTTTCAAGGTTTTCCGACCAGCTAAGAGTGGAGTCTGCGTTCCAAGATTCTATGGAACTGATAAGCTTGGGGAAGCCCAAATTGACAAGCGACCAGAACCAGCAAAATTCAAGGCCAAATTTGTCGGAGAATTACGAGATGCTACACATCAAAATGAAGCACTCGCAGCAGCAATTAAAGCAGGGCATGGTGTCCTTTCTCTACCATGTGGTTACGGCAAAACGACGGTATCCTTGGCCATAGCTTGTAAATTGGGGTATCGCACGATGATCGTGGTACATAAACAGTTTTTAGCTGATCAATGGAGAGAGAGGATTCAACAATTTTGCCCAGGTGCAACAATCGGTATAGTCCAGCAGGACAAGAAGGAGGTTGAATGTGATTTTATAATAGCGATGCTACAGTCCCTCTCCCTCAAAGAATACAGCTTTGGTGATTTTGAAAGTATTGGTACATTGATTGTCGATGAGGCACATCACATTTGTGCGAAAGTATTCAGTCAATCTCTCTTCAAAATGTGCCCAAAACATATTTATGGACTCTCAGCGACACCTGAAAGGAAGGATGGACTCACCAAAGTTCTTCACTGGTTTATGGGTCCGACATTCTTTGCAGTAGAACGTAAAAACCAAGAACAGGTTGAGGTGATGACAATCACCTACGATTCCCCAAATTATAAGAATCCCCCACCTTCCATGAGAAATGGTAAAATTTCAATGCCGAATATGATTACACACCTGGTAGAAGATCGACAAAGAAATCAAATGCTGGTACAACTGGTGAAAAAGGCATCAGCTGGTAATCGACAATTATTAGTACTCAGTGATCGTCGGCTCCATTGTGAGTTCTTACATCAATGTTTCCCTAAAACTTCAGGACTTTACATGGGTGGTATGAAAGAAGCAGCTCTCCACGAATCCTCAAAAAAGAAAATCATATTCGCCACATTCAGTCAAGCCCATGAAGGCCTCGATATCCCAACACTCGATACAGTTATCTTATCCACCCCTAAGTCAGACATTCAACAGTCTATCGGGAGAATTATGAGGGAAACGAAGGGTAAGAAGAACAACCCACATATATACGATGTACACGACCCCTGGTCAGTCTTCACTGCAATGTATTACAAGAGAATGAAAGTGTATAGACAAGGTGGATTTAACATCAAAGGGAGAGTTGTTGAGGAAATAAAGGATGACTTCCCTCAGGGAAAGTGTCTGTTTTTATAATCTAAATAATAATTAAATGTCGGGTGCATTAATACAACTCGTATCTAAAGGTGTGCAGGATGTGTATCTAAACAGTGATGAAGGACACTCCTTCTTTCGTATGAAGTTTACTAGACATACAAACTTTTCACAAGCCCCAAAATATATTAAACATCTTTCCGATAAAGATATGTCCATCAAAATCCCTGTATTGGGTGATATATTGACAGGGTTGTGGGTAGAGTCGAGTTCTCTCAATTCTAATGCAAATATCGCATCCAATCTATTCTATAACTCCACACTAGACCTCTTTATCGGTGGTCAGAAAATAGATTCACAGCATTATGATTATTTTGGAGATATATGGCCAAATTACCTAGCTGATACATGGAATAAATCCCAAGAACTTAATAACAAAACTTCGACATCTAACTTTACATTTCTACCCCTACACTTCTTTTTCTGTGATCACAAAGCGTTTTTACCCCTTATAGCGTTACAACACCATGAAGTCGAGATAAGGATAAACTTCGATGAAGCAAATTTAGCTCTTATAACGGCAGATGAGAAAAAGGCTAAGATTTATGGTAATTATGTATACCTAGACACCAATGAGAGGGAGTCATTAATCACGCGACCCCTCGATTTTGTAATTACACAAGTTCAAAGGATAGAATTCCCTCTAACAACAACTAT